ATGAATAATAAAACAGGAATTATTTTATCTGGTGGCATGGATTCCGCATCAATATTATGGTGGAAACGCCCTGATATTGCATATACCGTTGACTATGGTCAAAAGTCCGCTGCAGCAGAAATAGATGCGTCAAAACAACTTTGTTCCGCACTTAAAATACGACATTTTATTATTAGTGTCGATTGCAAAAGCCTTGGATCAGGCGATTTGGCTGGAACGGAACATATAGAGAATGCTCCAGCAAGTGATTGGTGGCCATACAGAAATCAACTTTTAATAACATTAGTAGCAATGAAAGCCGTATCTCATGGAGTAAAAAATTTACTTATAGGAACAGTTAAAGGTGATAGTCTTCACAAAGATGGAACTATTGAATTCATAAAATCAGTCTCAAATTTACTCGCAATACAAGAAGGTAATATTACTGTTGAAGCTCCAGCAATAAATTTATCCGCAACAGAATTGATATTAACATCTGAAATACCATATGATTACTTGCTCTGGTCTCATAGCTGTCATAAATCAAATGTCCCATGCAATAATTGCAGGGGCTGTAATAAACACAATCAAGTCCTACTTGATCTTGGATTATATTGAAAACATGGCTTCCATTTTATATAAATAGAAGCCGCCAGTCTATAAATCGTATATTTTAGCTAAATTATCTCATGGCGCTTAATAAGCTTTGCGGAATCAATCATTCGTGTTGCCGAAGAGAGATTTACGTACGCCAAAAAAACGCCTGTAATTATTATATATAGTGTTAAACCAATTTTTGCTAGCGCAGAAAAACCAGCTATTTTCTCTAACATAAAAGATGGTAAAAGAACGCTGTAGAATACAGGCAAAATTAAAAGAAAAGCTCCAAGAGCATAAAATATAATTCTAAAAATGACTGCCAATGTAAAATAAATCACATTACTATATCGTTTCTTTTTCCAGAAAAAAGAAAGAGGTTCGGCTTTTATATCTAATAACCCCCGGCATTTAATAAAAAGATCAATATCTCTTGTGGGATTTTCACTACGTACTAAAGCTCTACGCTGTTCTAAATTCAAAAAATTATCTTTAGTTATCGCTGCATAACCATATTCTACCGATAGCCGCTTCAATTCTTTATCTTCATTTATCTTATAAAGATCATAGCTTAACTTGCTTAATTTTTCCCTCTCTTCAAAAATCGCTCTCTTAGTTATAAAGAGACCTTTACAAGCGGAAACTATTGCCACTATGGCCAAAATAATTGGTAATGCGAGCTTAATAAACGTTTCGAGTATGTCTGCCATGTGAACATCCCTATGATTAGTAAAAAATGTCTTTCACATATCCTTTAAAAACTATAATCCATTGTTAATACTACCTTACCAGCAGTCTCTACCTCATCTGCCCCGCAAGTGAAATTAGCACCTCTATTCACCACGCTAATTTTCCTTCCTGGTAAAAGGGAAATATCATACACATCGTATTTATCGTCTATACCTAGTAGCCAGCGGCCATTACTGATTCCGGACACACCCATATCGACAATCCACGCACCTGTATTACTCAAAATAAAAGCAGGCTCATCAACATTATGAGGAATGAAGCTCAGGTTTATTTCCCAGAATCCAGCATCTTGCAAAACCCCTGCGGAAATATTTTTACGCGGAATCATTGCATTTACATCAGGAATTGCTTTCTCTTCTTTCTGCAACCCCTTCCCTGTCGCTAGCCATTGCAAAGAAACACCAGTATCAAGAGCACATGCGACAACCACATCTCCGGGAAAATAACCTCGGCGAACCCAAGTGCTCACTGTACCGGATGAAATCTCAAGTAAATCACAGAGCTGCTTCTGCAGAGTAAATCCGTAAGCATCCATTATGCGGCGTAACACTGGCTTACCGCCGTTGGACATGATCTCATCATAAAGAGCCTTACCTTGGCCTATGTCACTTTTTACTTTGAGATTTGCATTTGCAAGTTTACCTGTTGTTAGCCAATAGAGATCACTACCGGTATCAAGTGCACATTTCACAAAGGCACTGCCAGGAACGCTATCACGCTGTACCCAATTACTGACGTTAGCGGCTGGAACACCAATGCTTTCAGCTAATGCTTTCTGTGTTGTAACCCCATAAGCGGAGCATAAACGCTCGACAATTTCTAACGCCGTGCCTTCGGTAAAATCCATAAACCACCAAATAAATAAACAATTGTTGTTTACACAAATTCATTTGTTGATCTATGATGTTTCACACCACATGTAACACCATAGAACACAACCATTAATACGGAGATACTGCGTTATGCATACTGAAAATGCAAACTCTCAGCTCACATCTCAGATGCTGGCCTCCCCTGACTTTATTGCAAGCATTGCAGCTCAGTTAGTTCCTGCCATCAATACTGCACTTGATCAGGCTCTGGAAAAAGCCGCAGCACTGGCTAACTCTCCTACCATGTCCAAAGAAAACTTCTGCGCTGCCAATGGCATCAGTAGTTCTGTACTGGAAAAATGGATTGCAAATGGCGTAGTACTGCTTGCTCCAACTCCGACCTCTACAGTCACCAGAACCATTACATGCAAAGAGACAGGTAAATCACGTAAAGATGTGATGGAAAAACATGGTAACGCATTGATTAACGTTGCTGCATGGCGTGAAAAAAATCGCCAACACGCCGTCAATTGTCGCTACATCAAACGATAACTTGATTATGCAAGTTTAAGGATGGGCAACCATGTTTGATTATCAAGTTTCTAAACAACCTCACTATGAAGATGCCTGTCGCAATTTCGCTACAAAGCACAACCTGGCTGAACTGGCGGAAAAACTCGGTATGCGCCCTCAGGTGCTGCGCAACAAGCTCAACCCAGATCAACCGCATCAGTTGAATATTCCTGAGCTGATGGCTCTCACTGATGTGACAGAAGATCCATCGTTAGTTGATGGGTTTCTGGCGCAATTGCATTGCCTGCCATGCGTTCCGGTTAACGAATTAGCCGATGACAATCTCCAGTTATACGCACTTAAAGCAACTGCTGAAGTAGGCCTAATTGCTGCGGGTGCTGTATCTGATGAAAAGCTTACAGCGTGCCGCAAGCATTCGATGGTTGAGAGTGTCAATTCGGGTATTCGGTATTTGTCTCTTGCTGCAATGACGATGCACGCACGTTTACAGACCAACCCTGCCATGAATAGCGTGGTTGATACTGTCAGTGGTTTAAGCGCTTCATTCGGTCTGATTTGAAGTGATGTATATGGAACCTTCATTCGCTTCATTACTGAAACGCCAAAGCCCGTCCATGAGTTATGGACACGGCTGGATTATGGGTGAGAACAATCACCGCTGGCACCCGAGCCGCGACCAGTCTGCATTGTTAAATGGGCTGCGTACTCGCAAGCCATCACTCGTTACCAGACTGATTAAGCGCTGGAGGACTCAATGAAAAGTGCTGCTCTGGCTGAATCTGTAAAGGCACCACAAGCGACATTTAACAATGTGTACCTGATACATGCACGGATTGATGGCCCGTTAAAAATGACCGGCGATGAATGTCTCACTCGTTTCCGTCAGCAATTAAAAGCGACCAACAACACGGCGCTGCGCAATTTTAATAAGCTCGACAATAATTTTAAATTCGTTGTTTTGACACTGGCTAATCGTCTGGAACCTTCATCATTTAAACCCGATGAAATCGGCAAGCCCTTTGAATTTTTCGACCAGGCGCGACGTTTACTGATTATCCGTTCAATGAATGAAATTACCCGTTGGGGAAGTTTACTCCCGGCGAGATTTTCAAAGCACGACTGCTATTTAGCTGAGTAATTAATCCATCCAAAAAATCAGGCGTAAATCCGCCGGGCATTCTTTTGCTCAAAATCAGGAAACAGAGATATGCGAAACATCCAAAACCGCAATTTTGAAGCTGACAACACCGCCCTGGTTTCTTTGCTGAATAAAGCAAAAAACGAAGAACGTAAAGACCGCGCACTGGCTGTCTCATTACGTCTTGAGGCGCTGGCTATTCATATCACCCGCGAGGGTCTGGACGGGAAAGAAGCCGCAGAGCTGCTGCGCCGCGAAGCACTTCGCTATGAAAATGAATCTCAGGAGCTGCACTAATGGCCGACGCAATGGATTTAGTACAACAGCGCGTGGATGAGGAACTGGCTCGCAATATTAAACAGGCTCGCCCACAGCCTCAGCGTGCCGCCAGTGCGTTCTTTTGCGAAGAATGTGACTCTGCTATTCCCGAAACTCGTCGCGCTGTGGTGCCCGGTGTCACGCACTGCATTACCTGTCAGGAAATCGCAGAGCTGAAAAATCAGCACTACAGGGGGGCTATATGCGGCTGAAACTCATGAAGGTAGCGGCTGGTATCTCGGTGAATATCCGTCATAACATTTTGGAGTTCTGGCAGCATCAACGCTCCACATCCAAACTGGCTGAATGTCACCAGCAATCACAGAGCCGAGAAACTTTGAAAAGTCAGTTGGTACAGCGAAAAGGTCAGTTTTGTGTGGCAAATGCGCAAGATCTCCACGGTGATAAAACTCAACAGTCTGACGAGAGCAGCGAACCGCAATATGAATATCTGTCTCTAGCTCTGCCCAAGTCGGCCACTCATCCAGTTCTGATATACGGTTATCCAGAGTACGTTGATTTAAAATTTGTAATGCGTGCTGAACGTGTTCTTTCCACTCTGCGCGCGGCTTCCAGTCTTTTGGAAGATTCCATTCAACCTTGCGACCAAGTTCACGTCGATCGCCTTTTTCGCGAGGTAAGCGATCTGGTATGTGACATCGCGTCCCGGCAAGAAACAAATCGCAGGCATCAGTCATCTCATCAGCAGAAATAATCCTCAAAGGCTCTTTAGTTGCCTCAAATGCCGATATTTCTTTCAGGGAATCGATGTAGTGGCGTTTCGTAGGTTGTTCGTCAATGAACCGGGACATAGATGCTCCAATGCTTGAAGATAAATACAAAGTTACTTTTGGTGATACTCATGATTATGCCTTTTTCTGGAACAAGCCCCAACAAGCGATTGCCAGCCCCTATCTAACATATAAAGAACAGCATCGCCGTGATCGAGAGATTGCGGCGTTGCTGTGTGCGCGTGATGCACTGGCAAAGCAGCCAGAATGTGTGCGTTACGATATTAATCGCCGGGTTGATTATTTAGAGCGTAATTTCGGTGCTCAACGAGCCAATGCTCACCTCGTGACGTTCGTCAGGCGAGCATTGCCACGGCTTGAGCTGGTCGCCGGTATTTATCAAATCACCGGCATCGACAACCACCTTTCACAGCAATTATTTGGCGGTCGTTTTGATGCGCCGGACATCCGATTTCTTGCCTCAAAACTGGTGAACCTGACCGCCAGATATAACCGCCTGCAGGATATGTCCAAAGCCGATATTGAACTGCTGGCCGCTGATATTGCCAATTACATTAACGGCGAGATTGGAACCATTGAGGGCGATGTCGGCAGGTTAAAAGTGCTGTATGCGATTTATATGCGCGCGGCACAGATTGCACGCCATTTCAGGTGTCAGCCCCCTTTATGGGAGCGGGTCACCACAAAATTAGTTTCCCTTGATGATATTGGCCCTGCTGTACTGCGCATGGTCAATGAAAAATGGTGGCGTGGGCGTTTACGCCGTGTCGCTTCTGAATGGCGTGAACATCTGCAAATTGCCCTGGGCAATGTCAGTAAAAAACACACCCCATACGCCAGTAAAGCCTGCGTTGCTGAATGGCGTGAACAAAGACGGCGTACCCGTGAATTTCTCAAAGGAATGGATCTCATAGATGATGATGGAAACCGCATCAGCCTGATTGATAAATACGATGGCAGTGTGGCGAATCCACCAATTCGTCGTGGTGAGTTGATGACACGCATCAGCGGTTTTGAAAAGATCTCAAACGAGCTGGGTTATGTGGGGGAGTTTTACACCCTCACCGCGCCGTCGAAATACCATGCCACAACGAAAGCAGGCTACCGCAACAGCAAGTGGAACGGTGCCAGCCCCGCAGATACACAAAACTATTTGACCTCCGTCTGGTCGCGTATTCGCGCCAAACTTCACCGCGCTGAATTGCGTATTTTTGGTATCCGTGTTGCAGAGCCTCATCACGATGGCACACCACACTGGCATATGCTGATATTCATGCGCCCCGAGGATGTTTCTCGCGTGCGCTCCGTGATGCTGAAATATGCACATCAGGAAGATGCAGCAGAGCTGGTGAGTGATAAAGCCCGTAAGGCTCGCTTTCATGCCGAAGCGATCGACCCGGAAAAAGGCAGCGCCACCGGCTACGTGGCGAAATACATCAGTAAAAATATTGATGGTTTTGCGCTGGACGGTGAACGTGATGACGAAAGCGGTGAGCTGTTAAAAGAAACGGCTCCGGCTGTTGCTGCCTGGGCTGCTCGCTGGCGTATCCGTCAGTTTCAGTTTGTGGGTGGTGCGCCGGTAACGGTTTATCGCGAGTTGCGAAAAATGGCTGACAGTGAAACCGCTCATGCGCTCAGTGTTGAATTTGCCGCAGTGCATGACGCTGCTGATGGTGGTCATTGGGCGGAATACGTTAACGCGCAGGGTGGGCCATTTGTACGCCGTGATGAGTTACAGGTGCGCACCTGGTATGAACCTACCGAAACCCTCAATGAATACGGTGAGGAATGTGTGCGAATTAAAGGTGTCTTTGACACTACCGTCGGCAGCGATACACCGATTTTAACCCGTCTCATTCAGTGGAAGATTGTCCCGAAACTTGCCCTTGATTTGGACGTTGACCTTAAGGGCGATCCTTCGCCCTCTCGGAGTTCTGTCAATAACTGTACGGGGGAGATTTTCGCAGAGTCCCCTTCCCCGTCTGAAATTGACTTAAGTAAACCTCTGAGCCGGTCGGCCAGACGAAAATTAGCTGAACGAATAACAGAGAAGAAGCCAAAGCGCCTTCATTCATCACCTTACCCTGATGTATCTAACGATAAAGCGGTGAACTTGCTCATTGAGAACGCTAAGAAACAAACCGGTGAAACCATAAACCGTGGCACAGCTCTGCATCTTATCGCTGGCAGTAAAATGTCTATCGATGGCAATTGTTATCGTGGCACAGCCAGTGGTGACTTAATCGCTACGCGGCCAGATACCTCTGCGGTAAGGGTGAAAAAGATCTGGAACAATGTGAGTGCGAAGCACAACATAGATACAGGAAAACTCATCCATGACCCATTCGGCCAATATGCTGATATGCTTAGGAAAGCAGACCCTGCCGCATGGGAGCGTCTTTTCGGAACTGATGAGATGAGGAAACGGATTTGTACGACTATGAAGACCGCCGAGAGAGTGAAGTAAATGAGTTTCTGGCAAATAAGATAAAACGTTGCAAGAAATGTGGTCAGGAATTGCATTACAAAGAGAAGTTTTACAGCGTCGATAAAGTCTGCAATAGCTGTAAAGGATTGCCACCTTACAAGGATTAGATGGGGTTAGTGTTGCCATGCCTTGCTTGTACATGTTTCAAACATACGAGATTTATCTTTTGTTTTCATGGCTATAAATCTGGGTGCTACAGGATAAATTCCTTCACAATTCTTAACCTCACATGATACTGTATATACGTACAGTGTATTTGTTGAGAGGAACTCATGCTGATGGAAGATACCAACCGCACCCAACATAAGTGGGCATGTGTGCAATTTATCGCAGAGGTATCACTGATCGCGAATTGCAAACCATCAGACCTAAAGCTTGCGCTTTCGCTGATTGCTGACCTGGCACACAGTGAAAATGAAAATCAGGAAAGTGGCGATGTTTACTACGAAGCGAAGTGATTGTAATGCAAAAATTATGGCTCTATTTTTTGCAGAAAATCCGTTTTTTCGCTCTAAAACGTCTGCATGCGCATAGTGCGTGAAATTGCATGATCGTAAATGGATCGTTTATGTCAAAGCCTGCCAGTTCTGGCGGGCTTTGTTGTATCTGTTGCACCTGCATTAAAACCGACCCATGAAGCGGGCAGGCGTGGCGGGGATAGCATTGCGCGCTTTGCGTGTCCGTTATTATTTCTAACGACTCATACTCAATCTGAGCCTTTAGATTTTCTAAAGCAATAACAGGTTGTAGCCAGTTCTGTTCCAGGAGCTAAAGATTTTTAATCTATAAACCTAACCTAGGATACATGCGCATATTGCCTTTAAATGCTATCGTCTTGTCCAGTTGAACTCCAATAATTGTCATCGACGCCGAACATATGCTCACCTTTAACATATTGAAATCTCATAGAAAGAAGTGTAATGTTTGACTCGTTTAATTTACAGAGACAGGACTCGTGGCACTCAAATCCTGACAGATTCGCGGAATTAATTTAATGTTTAAGGGTAAAAATGGAATCAGTAATTGCAATCCATGAGTTCATGAAAGCACACAGCCTAACAAGTGACCAATTTGGTAACTTAAACTTCAGAGCTCTTGTTGAATACTGGAGCTCCAGCAGGAATACGGTAGAAATAACAGATGTGAAAATCATACGCAATGGCTATCAAGATGGACAAATAAGTTTAGAGGAAGGTGATGAATTAGTTGCTGAGGATTATCATTTAGACTTTACAACTAATTATCAAATATATAAATTTTCGCCAGATGATAAAAAGCTATCAGTTTCAGGAAACTCACCGAAAATGGGTGGTAAATACAATGTCTATATAACCCCTGTGTAGATAGTTAACAAAACTCACATGATGAACTTTATCGTTAGTTCTGCGTTGTTTTTATATAAAAATCAGTAATATTCTGAAAAATTACTCCAAGGATAGTTGTTAATGCTACAGCCCAATGAGATTGATTTTTTACTACGAGTAGAGTCCGGTAAGAATTTAGTAGATATGAACTATGCCCTTGATACTATGAAGGGATTCTCTTCAGTGATTAGTGCTGTATCTGAAGGGGCTTTGTCTAATGAGTTTAAGTCTAAAAGCAGTGTTGCTGATGATATTCGTACCGAATTATTGGAAAGTTTTTTGGGTTCTTATGTTCAAAAATTTCGCTTAAAAATCAATGACCCACTGAAAGAACAAAAACTAAAAAAGATGAGCAATTCTGTGTTAGCGGAATTGATAACATATTATGTAAATGAAGTATTGCATACAAAACAACCTCAGCTATCAAAGAAAGCTGATAGACATATTAAAAGATTAGAACCTATTGAGAGTAAAATTATCGAAAGAATATCTTCTTGGGTGGCAGATATGCATATACTTTCGGTGAGAAAAGACTACACAGTCAAACTATATAGATTAACCGAGTTAAAAAAATATAATTTATTTGAAGTTAATAAAACCACTTATGGTAATGCATTTGAGTTAACAGAGGATGCAAATGAAGTTAAAATCAATGCAGTGATATCAAGATTTAATATTTTCACAGGAAATGGCAGACTATTAATTGATGGGGAAAATTCAACGATTCCTTTCGGATTTTCAGGCGCATATAGTAAAGTCAAAAGTTCATTTAAGCAGAAAATTTCTCGAAACCTGTTGGCTAACACAGCAGTGCCAGATGATAAAAGAGTTAATATTAGCCTAACAGTTAAACCCAAGAGAAATAAATCAAGTGAAGTTGTTAAATATGTAGTTTACGAGGTTGCGATATGATAAAAAAAGGATTCTGGCTTTACATGCTTATGGCAACAGCAACTTGCATATTGTTGATAATTTCATCGTACGTCGGATGGTTTTTTTTTCATTTAAAACGGGACATTTCACCAAGCGGTGAACAATGGGGCCAATTTGGTGATTTTTTTGGTGGGATATTAAATCCTATTCTTAGTTTTATTACTATCTGTATACTGATAAAAACGTCTCTGTACCAAGAAAAACAGAATACACTATTGGAACAACGTGAAAGAAATAAGAGATTTGAGGATCGTTTCTATGGAATGATTACTCAAGTAAAACAAAATTTCGACAATTTAACATTGACAAACAATAAAGATGTAAAACTTGATGGTAATCAGATACTAAAAAACATGGAAGATATTCTGCTCTCCGGAGGAGATGTATCCGAATTGAATACCTCAGAATTTAAAGAAACCATATTCCCGGTGGTCAGGCAATTCCATTTATTGTTAAAAATGTTAGATTCAGAATTTGAAAAAGGTGACATTGATGAAGCTTCATTTAAGGGTTATCAATTATGGCTGATAAATTCAACTGATTATAAAATATTACGATTTATTATTTTTAGCTCCTATTATTACAATACCATTCAGGCATCTAATTTCATCACAAATAACAATACCTTTATTGAAGAAATTAAAAGACTGGGCTTTGAGAAGTATATTCAAACAATAATCAAGTACAAAGCCGCCTCAAGTCAACCTTAAATCTCTAAGAGTTTCATTTATGGAAAATAAAAACAACACTTGCCGCCTTCACAACCATATGTTTGTTATCAGGCCAAATGAATAATATTTATTGTGCGATCCGCTGTCATAGCTTTTCAGATAAACTGCTTTCTTGTTGTGAAGCTGTTATCGAAAATATTGCATCTTAGGTTTTAGGATGTGCACGTATAAAAAAGCCGCTACATTAGCGGCTTAATATGATGTTATTCAGTTGGTGTCAGCTCGTAAGCCTTAAAGCGGATCACCTCCTCACCAATCCACTCGTTTACCTCCTTGATTCGTTCCTGCAACGGCGTCAGCTCATTACGTACAAACACCTGCGCGGCCTTCACCACGTCACCAAACCCGCCGGTATTGTTGGGGATAACGCCCATCATTTGAGGCGGCACACGGTGCGCACTCATTAAATCCTCGGCACTGGCTTTCTTGATGTTAAAGAAATCATCCTTCGTCGCCACTTCACTGAGCGGCACAATTTTGATGCCGTCCGGTTTGCCGTTGGGTGCGTAGAAAAACAGGTTCTTAAAATTCCCTAATCCTTTCGAGCTGCGCATTGCCTCGCGTAGCGCTTCCACGTCGGTGCTGCTCTGGGCGGCGTCCGTCACATACATGATGTAACCGGCGTGTGCGCCGTTCTGGTAATACTTGCGGCGGAACAGTGTTGCCGACTCATTCAGCCAGGCGGAGTTAAGTGCGCTAAGGTATTCCGGCAGGCCGTAAAGCTCCTGATTAATATCAGGCTCCAGCAGGTGGAACACCGAACCCGGCGCGAACTCATGCGGGGTGACAAACGACTGCACGAACCAGTATGCATCCTCGCCGGTGCCTTTCCGGGTGTATTTAGCCGGTGAGGTTTCAAGCCTGAGCAGCTTGCCGGTGACACTCATCCGTTTTTCTAAAAAGGCATTGCCGAACACCAGAAAATCCAGCGCAAAGCGGCTGAAATCCTGCTGTGAAAGCAGCGGGTGCGGGATAAAGGTTGAGGCAAGAATATTGCGCTTCACATAAATCGGCGAGCTGTGGTGAACGGCGGCGCGCAGTGTTTTTGCCAGCCCGGTAAAACTCACCGGCGGCTCAAACCATTTGCCGTTACCGACGCACTCGGTGTAATCCAGAATGTCACGGCGGTCGAGCACTGGCGATGGTTCACCAAAGGTGAAGGCTTCCATTTTTTGCGGTGCTGCAGCCGGTGGTGTGATTGTGTTTTTTGCTGCGTGATGTTTGCGTTTCTTCGCCATCAGTTGAACTCCAGAATTGAGGGTGATGCGTTGCCGCTACCGGCGGTTAATGGCTCATTTAACAGCGCGTGCATGGTCGCCCACGCGACATCGGCGTGGCTGGCTTCTTCACTGCGGCTGGCTTCATAGGTCGCACTGCGACCGCTGCCGGTCATGGTTTTGCGGATAGCCATAAACGAGGCGGTGATATCGGTGTAACTCACGTCATATTCCAGGCAACCACGGCCAATGGTGTCTTTGGCTTTGAGCACCATCGCGGTTTTCACCTCGGGGCTGTAACGGATTTCCCGCGCTGCCGGATAGAACGCTCTGACGAGCTGGTAAACACCCTGGCCGATGCCGGTCGCATCGATACCGATGTACTCGACGTGGTATTTTTCGGTCAGCTTTTTGATGGACTCGGCCTGTGTTGCAAAGTCCATCCCCTTCCACTGGTGACGCTCAAGAATGCGGAATTTCCCCCCGGCAACAACCGGTGGTGCCAGCACCACACATCCGGCACTGTCGCCGGTGTGTGACGGATCGTAACCAATCCACACCGGACGATAGCCAAACGGACGTGTCGCGAACGGCTGCCAGTCATCCGCCCAGGCTTCCATGCTGTCGACCATGCAGCGTTGCAGCTCTTCAAACGGGAATACCGAGGCTTTATCGTCGACAAATTCGCACATAAATAAGTTGCGGAAATCATCGGCACTGTTCTCGCGTTTCAGGGTGTCGAGATTAAACAGGTCACAACCTCCGGCGAGTGCATCCTCAATGGTGACAATCTGCCGCCACTGACCATCGGCGCAGGCCATACCGTTTTTTAATGCGGCGTGGCTGATATCGAGGTCAACACATTCGCTTTTATCCGCGCGCCCTTTGTTAAACAGCTCGCCTGACCAGAACGGGTAAGCCCCATGCGCCAGCGTGGACGGTGTCGAGAAATAGGTCGAACGCAGGTGCTGTTGCGATGCCATGCCCGAGGCCACTTTGCGCAGCCTCTGAAAGTTGGGGATCCAGAAAATTTCGTCGACCAGCAGGTCGCCGTTGTGGCTCTGCGCGGTGTTGGAGTTGGTGCCGAGAAAAATCAGTTTTGCCCCGTTGTTGCCAATGACAATCGGGTCGCCGGTCAGGTCAACATCGACCTGGCGTGCAAACTGGATGATGTACTCGCGGAACACATACGCCTGTGTTTTGGATGCGGAGAGAAAAATCTGGTTATGGCCGGTTTTCAGGGCGCGCAGCAGTGACTCACGCGAGAAATAAAACGTTGCGCCAATCTGACGGGATTTGAGGATATTGCGGATACGGTGTTGCAGTCCTGCTTTGTGCCAGCCGAGTTGATACTCAAAAGATTCTGCAAAGAAAATCTCCTCGAGCTTTTCGATAGCTTCATCGCTGAAAAAGTTCTTTTTCGGCTTCTTGCGTTCACCCTTATTGCGGTTCGCCACGTTGGGATTTAAATCCGCTTCACTGCCGGTCTGGTTATAGCGATTCACCCGCGCCAGCCGCTCAATCTGTCGGCCTAGCAGGTCAATCTCCTTGAAGTCGCCGCCGTCTTTTTTCGTTTTGGTGATGAGCTGAATCAACCGCGCTTCGAGGCTGTTTTCAACACGGGTGATCGGCGCGATACCGTCCCAGCCGTCGCGCTGCTTCCAGCTCTGCACCGTCGGGCGTTTCTGTCCGAGCATTTCCGCAATCTGTGGCACGGAAAACCCCTGCCAGTAAAGCAGTGACGCCTGTCGACGTGGATCTTTAAGAATGGAGGTATCGGTGGTGATGCTCATGGTGGCCTCGCGTTATTGGATAGATGCAAGGCTACTGAAGCGGGTGATGATGCGCGCTAAGGTGCTGTTGTGTCAGGGGTAAGCCATCCGGGATGAATGGCAGGCCGGGTGCAAAGTCAGGAAACTAAGCCTGACCTAATTACCCACACTCAGGACTCCTGACCATGGCAAAAAAAGTATCAAAGTTATTCCGCATCGGTGTCGAGGGTGACACCTGCGACGGTCGCGTTATTAGCGGCACCGATATTCAGGAAATGGCGAGCGCATTCGACCCACGCGTCTATGGTTGCCGCATCAATCTGGAACACCTGCGCGGTATCCTTCCCGACAGTATTTTCCAGCGCTACGGCGACGTGGTGGAACTAAAAGCGGCGCAGATTGAAGACGACTCAGTGCTCAACGGCAAATGGGCGTTGTTTGCAAAAATCGCCCCGCTGGACAACCTGGTGGAAATGGTCGGCAAGGGTCAGAAGGTTTACACCTCCATGGAAATTCAGCCGAACTTTGCTAACACCGGCAAGTGCTACCTGGTTGGTTTAGCTGTCACCGATGATCCGGCAAGCCTCGGCACTGAATATCTTGAGTTTTGTCGCACCGCAAAATCCAACCCGCTTAACCGCTTTAAAACCAGCCCGGAAAACCTGATTTCGGTTGCCACCCTTGCCGAGCTGGAATTTGAAGACCAGCCCGACACCCTGCTGACCAAACTCACCGACACCGTGAAAGGCATTTTCAGCCGTAAACAGGCTGATGATGACGCACGTTTTAGTGATGTGCATGAAGCGGTGACGGTCGTCACTGAGCAGGTGCAGGCCAACCACGACGCCACTGAGCAGCGCCTGTCTGCAATGGAGCAGCAATTCAGCACCCTTAAAGGTGAATTCTCCGCACTGGAAACCTCCCTCGATAACACCGAGAGCTTTACGCAGCGCCGTCGTGATCCTGCCAGCGGCGGCAATGGTGACTCGATGGTGACCAACTGTTAAGCCCGGACAAAAAGCCCGGAACAAACCCGAATTAATTACTCAGGAAAAACTATGCGCGCTCAGACTCGTTTTAAATTTAATGCCTACCTCACCCAGGTCGCGAAGCTCAACAACATCGACGCCGGCGACATGACCAAAAAATTCAGCGTCGACCCGTCCGTCACGCAAACGCTGATGGATACCATGCAGGAGTCATCCGACTTTCTGACCCGCATCAACATGGTGCCGGTCGCTGAAATGAAGGGTGAAAAAATCGGTGTCGGTGTCTCCGGCTCAATTGCCAGTACCGCCGATACCGCCAGTGGTGATGAACGCAAAACCGAAGATTTCACCGCGCTGGAGTCCAATAAATACGAATGTGATCAGGTCAATTTCGATTTCCATATTCGTTTTCGTACCCTCGATTTATGGGCGCGTTTTCAGGACTTCCAGCTGCGTATTCGTAACGCCATTATCAAACGTCAGTCGCTTGATTTAATGATGGCCGGTTTCAACGGCATTAAGCGTGCGCCGACGTCTGACCGCAGCAAAAATCCGCTGTTGCAGGACGTGGCGGTCGGCTGGTTGCAGAAATACCGCAACGAAGCGCCCGCACGTGTGATGAACAAACATACCGCTGAAGATGGCACTGTTTCGGATGTGATCCGCGTGGGTAAACACGGCGATTACGCCAACCTCGATGCGCTGGTGATGGATGCGACCAATACCATGATTGCGCCGTGGTATCAGGAAGACCCGGATTTGGTGGTCATCTGTGGCCGTCAGTTACTGGCCGACAAATATTTCCCGATTGTGAACCAGGAGCAGGCCAACACCGAAGCGATGGCGGCGGACGTGATTGTCAGCCAGAAACGCATCGGCAACCTGCCAGCGGTGCGCGTGCCGTTCTTCCCGGCGAATGGTCTGATGGTGACCACCCTCGAGAACCTGTCGATTTACTACATGGATGACAGCCATCGCCGCATCATTGATGAGAACGGCAAGCTCGACCGCATCGAAAACTACGAATCCATGAACATCGATTACGTGATCGAGGATTACGCCGCCGGTTGCCTGGTTGAAAACATCCAGCTCGGTGAGTTTCCTGCGCCGCCGAAAGATGAACCGGCAGCGGAGGCATAAACCATGACGAGTCCCGCCGCACGACACATGATGCGGGTCTCGGCCATTGTTACCGCGCAGCGGGACGATAACCCGCTGCGTCATGCAAATGCTTACGAGCAGATGCTGGTCAAACTGGCCGCCGACCAGCGCATTTTAAAAACCATTCATTCCATCGAGCGCAAGGCCGACAAAAAGCGCGCGCTGTTGCCGTCCTATGCGCCGTGGGTCGCCGGTGTGCTGGCGGAGGGCAAAGGCGCGCAAGATGACATCGTGATGACCGTCATGCTGTGGAAGCTCGATGCCGGTGATATTACCGGTGCGCTGGAGATTGGCCGCTATGCGATGCAGTACGGCCTCACCATGCCCGCGCTGCACAAACGCACCACACCGTATGTGCTCGCCGAGGATGTGGCACTGGCGGTCATGCGCGCTCATGCTGCCGGTGAGCCGGTCGACGTTGGGCTGTTGCTGGCGACCCAGACCCTGACCAGTACCGCCGATATGCCCGACAAGGTGCGCGGCAGGCTGCACAAAATCACCGGACTGGTACTGCGTGACGTGGGGCTGCTGGCTGATGCACTCGCACAACTGAAGCGAGCAATGCAGCTCGATGCACAGGCGGGGGTGAAAAAGGACATTGAGCGCCTCGAAAGCGCGCTCAAACCTAAGCCCGTCACCGTGAAAAAACCAAAGACAAAACCGCGAGCGCGTAAACCTGCGACCACACCAGGCAAACGCGGTCGCCCCCGCAAAGTGGCTAACACCACCGCTTAAGAATGCGCCCCGCGCCGGACGGCACGCCGGTTGAGACTGGATTTATTCCTCATCGATACCGGCGTCCACCGTCCACCTATTTTGAGGTTGTCATGACGACAGTGATTATCAGCAAGCCTGAACCCCCGCAGGGCGGTCAGGGTGTGGTTATTCCCCCGCGCCCGGTCGCGGAAGCGGCCATTAGAAATACGGCATTTTTCCCCGACGTTGAGCCGCTGCGCATTCGCGAGCTGCTGCGCCTTGAGCACACCGTGACACCGGTACGACTGCGCACGGCGATTATTGACGGGATGGCGGAAACCAACGCCGAGTTACGCGACTACCGCCGTGAGCAGATGGCGCTCGGGTATGACAGCCTGGACGCCGTACCGGCTGACGCGATTGATGGGGAAAGTGTGCGGTGTTTTTACTACCTGCAAGCCGTGACCGCGATGACCACCGCGAAGCTTTATGAGAACTATCGCGGCGTGGATGCGAGCGCTAAAGGGGATAAAAAAGCCGACAGCATCGAGAGCACCATTGATGAGATGTGGCGGGATATGCGCTGGGCGGTCTCCCGCCTCCAGGATAAATCCCGCTGCATCATCGGGCAAATCTGATGAAGGTTTTTGCGCTCCAGGGCGACACGCTCGACGCACTGTGTGCACGCCATTACCGGCGCACCGAGGGTGTGGTCGAAGCAGTGTTACTCGCCAATCCAGGTCTTGCAGAACTCGGTGAGGAGCTGCCTCACGGCACCGCTGTTGAACTGCCGGATGTCGATTCCTCACCGGTCACGGAGACCCTGAATTTATGGGACTGACAATGGAAAAAATCACCACGTTTGTCACTTACTGGCTGTCGGTGGCGCTGGCGTATTTCGGTACGCAGACGCCGGAAAAACTGGCGCTGTATGTCGGCGGAGGCTGCGCGATTTTCACCGCGCTGGTGAATTTCTGGTATCGCCGCCAGACCTTCCGCTATCTGCGCGCAATGGGGCTGAATGAGGAGGTGGTGCGTGGCATCAATCGTTAAACGTTGCAGTGTCGCGGCTGTGCTGGCGCTTGCCGTTCTGCTGCCGGATTTCTCATTACTGAAAACCTCACCCGACGGGCTGGCACTGATTGCCGACCTCGAAGGGTGTCGCCTGAAGCCGTACCAGTGCAGCGCTGGTGTCTGGACGTCAGGCATCGGTCACACCGCAGGCGTTACGCCAAAAGGCGATATTACCGAGCGACAGGCCACGCAGAACCTGGTCAGCGACGTGCTGAATGTCGAGCGCCGCCTCGCCGTCTGTGTGCCGGTCGATATGCCGCAGCCGGTGTATGACGCAGTGGTGAGTTTTGCTTTTAACGTCGGCACCGGTGCGGCCTGTCGCTCAACGATGGTGAGTTACATCAAGCGTCACCAGTGGTGGCAGGTGTGTGACCAGTTCCCGCGCTGGGTGTTTGTTAATGGCGTCAGAAATACCGGGCTGGAAAACCGCCGCGCACGTGAGCGGGCTTACTGTCTCAGGGGGATGGAATGAAAACACTGATGATTTTGCTGTTGCTGGCCGTCGCCGGTCTGATGTGGATGAAGCGCGAAAACAACACGCTGACCCGCTCGTTTGAAAAGGCAAACCGTGTCGCCGGTGAGCAGAAAACCCAGATAACCATGCTGCGCAATCAGCTCGATGTTGCTGCAAAACTCAGGCAGCGGAATGAACAGGCGCAGGTCGATTTACGCAACCGGCTCGCCACCGCAAACCGGCTTGCGGCGAACCGTGGCAACACCGTGACGAGGTTACTCAATGAAAATAAAGCGCTGCGCGACTGGTATGAGTCTGATTTGCCTGATGACATTATCCGGCTGCACACCCGCCCCGCCTTCACCACCACCGCTGATTATTTACAGTGGCTGTCCGAAAGTGGCGCTGTGCAAGATACCGGCAAGCCAGCCACGCACTAACGGCGATTTAAGCGCGGATATTCGCCAGCTTGAGGCGGCACTGGTCAGTTGTGCCGCCCAGACTGAAACCATCAGACATTGCCAGGACACACTCGATGCTCAAGCCAGCCAGTTTACGCAAAGCCCTTTGTGACGCGGCACCGGTGTTGCGCAATAACCCGGACATGCTGCGCATTTTTATCGACAGCGGGAAAATCGCCTCCACACTTGCAACCTCGCTGTCGTTTGAAAATCAGTACACGCTGAATGTCGTGGTCACCGATTATCACGGGGATCTGGATTACCTCATCGTGCCGGTCAACGCCTGGCTGCGGGAAAACCAGCCCGATATCATGACCACTGATGAGGGGAAAAAAAGAGGCTTCACCTATATCGCCGATATTAACGACGACGAAAGTGTCGACGTGAGTATCAGCCTGATGCTGACCGAGCGCACGCTGGTTAAACAGGAAGGTGAAGCGCTGCACGTGAAGCACGTCCCTGAGCCGCCCCTGCCGGAGAACGTCGCACGACCAACGGAACTCTACGCTCACGGAGAGCTGGTGAGTCAGTGGCATGAATGAGTTCAGAGCCTTTGAGGACAAGCTCGCCGGGCTGATTGCAGCGCTATCACCGGCAGCACGTCGCAGAATGATGGCTGAGATTGCGAAGGAGTTGCGAGTCTCACAGCAAAAGCGCATCAAACGCCAGCAGGCACCGGACGGCACGCCGTATGCCGCCCGTAAACGTCAGTCGGTGAAGGGTAAAAAAGGTCGGGTGAAACGTGCGATGTTTACCAAACTGCGCACCAACCGCTATATGAAAGCGAAAGGTACGAATGAGGCCGCAGTCGTGGAGTTTGTCGGGCGGGTGCAGCGCATGGCGCGGGTGCATCAGGAAGGATTAAGGGATAGGCCGAACAAATATAGTCAAGAAATAAAATATGAACCTAGAGTTCTACTTGGTATTACGAAGAGTAATTTAAAAGCAATAAATGAAATAATTACATATCATATTTTGCAAAGCTAGCAAGCCTAAGGATAGAGCACCAAGGCTTGCCAGGTAAAAATATCAATTATTTTGCAAATCGACTATTCTTTTTTTAGTCATATCAGTTTGACATTCAAACATTTTTATCATTTCAGAATCGCTACTTTTTAACGAAATTTTCCCGCAAATGGCATCTTTATTTTTAATCCATTGCCTTTGTGTATTAAGAAGCATTTTTTGTTTGTCACTACCCAATAAATGCCATACATCACCAAGCTGTTTGTCCGCTGACATAAATTGATCTCTAGCATCGTTAACAGTCGTAGTCTCTACTGCTTGGGTCTGAACCTGCTGCTGTTGCTGTTGCTGTTGCTGTTGCTGTTGCTGTTGCTGTTGCTGTTGCTGTTGCTGTTGCTGTTGCTGTTGCTGTTGCTGTTGAGCTAATTCTTGTTGTTTTTTTTGTTGTTTTATTTTCTCTTGCTCAATAATTGGTTTTAAAATAGATAAAGTAGAAATATGTGCTGCTCCAGCCGATGCTCCATTATCAATAGTTGACTTAACAAACACGCTTTTTTTATCATCAGTCGGCTGTACCGTATAATCCACTCGAACTGAGAACGTATTTGAATTTTGTTCTAAATTGAAATTTTCCATAACCTTATCTAGATTACGATTAAGATCATTACGAGAAAAATCACTCAATTCAACATATTCTTCAGGTGGTACTTTTATACTTACTGTTGCTAAACAAGTTCTAAGCGTACTATTTGGGTCCTTACTAGTAGTTGTTATATTAGAAATATCAAACCCAATTTTATCTAATGTGGACCGTTTTATTGAGTTTGTCACACTATCATATATAGCTGTGTTATGAGAGATTTGTTCCATTGCCGAATCTTTCAATACATTAGTGAGAGTTTGCGTACTTATCTCTGATGAACATTCAATTGTGTCATTGTCACCGCATCCTACAAGTAGAGCGGCTATAAATAGTAACGGAACTTTACTGTTCATTTTTTATCCTTTAATTAGAACAAGTTGATAGCTTGAATCAGGAATGATGCGGTTAAATATAATATATACGTATTACAAGTATGTCATTTGAAATCATCAAATCTCATTACTTGTTATTTTAATTTGAGTTATGACGGTTATAAATCAGGTAGTTTGATTTTTAAGCCTAATCACGAAATTATTATCCTTATGGTTGTTGTGTGGGAACTCACGCAACCTAACTAGATTGCCACTAAATACCCCCAACGGCATCCTTTCCTCCATGAATACACAACCCCTGTTTTCTGATATTCAGCGCCTGCTGCGCAACCTTATCCGCATCGGTGTCGTGACGAAAGTCGACACCGATAAGGCGTTATGCCGTGTGGAAACCGGCGGTATTACTACCGACTGGCTGCACTGGCTGACATCCCGCGCCGGTCGCTCGCGCACCTGGTGGGCACCGTCTGTCGGTGAGCAGGTTCTGTTGCTGGCGATTGGAGGCGAGCTGGATACCGCTTTCGTGCTGCCTGGCATTTATTCCGATGACAATCCCGCACCGTCAGCCTCTGCCGATGCGCTGCATATTTCTTTCCCTGATGGTGCCGTGATTGAGTACGAACCGCAGACTGGCGAACTGACCGTGAGCGGTATTAAAACCGCCTCAGTCACTGCGTCCGAATCTGTTGTCGTGACGGTGCCGGTTGTGACGGTTAAAGCCAGCCAGAAAATCACCCTCGATACGCCGGAAGTGGTCTGCACCAACAAACTGATCACTGCCACGCTGGAGGTGAAACAGGGCGGCAAGATGAGCGGCAACATCGAGCACAGCGGCGGCACGTTTAAATCCAACGGTGTGCAGGTGGATAAACATAAGCATGGCGGCGTTGAGCGCGGCGGAAGTCTGACGTAGGGCACACAATGACGGCTCGTTATCTCGGCATGAACCGTGCCACCGGTCTGGGTTTGTCCGATTCCGGACATATCAGTCAGAGCGTGCGCGACATTCTGATCACCCCCATCGGCTCGCGTGTCATGCGCCGCGATTACGGCTCGCTGCTCTCGGCACTGATTGACCAGCCTGATACCCCCGCATTACGCCTGCAAATTATGTCGGCCTGCTACATGGCAATTCTTAAATGGGAGCCGCGTATCCGGCTGACGGCCATCACCTTTGAGAGCACAACCGCAGGCGCGTTATTCGTCGATATCACCGGCACGCGTACCGGCACTGGCGGCGCGCCTTTTTCCTTAACCATTCCCCTGAGCTGAGATTATGGCAACCATTGACCTGAGCCAGTTACCGCCGCCGGACGTGGTCGAGGTACTGGACTATGAAACCCTGTTAGCCGAGCGCAAAGCGACACTGATTTCCCTGTATCCGGAAGAGGAGCAGGAAGCCGTTGCGCGGGTGCTGGCGCTGGAATCCGACCCCATCGTCAAGCTGCTGGAGGAGAACGCGTATCGGGAGCTGTTGTTACGCCAGCGGGTTAACGAGTCGGCGCTGGCGGTGATGCTGGCATTTTCCAGGGCAAACGACCTCGATGTGCTAGGTGCAAACAATAACGTCACGCGCCTTGTCATTACACCTGCCGATGACACTGCCATCCCACCGGTGGCGGCGGTGATGGAATCGGACAGTGATTTTCGTCTGCGTATTCAGCAGTCCTTTGAGGGGCTGAGTGTCGCGGGGCCGGTCGGGGCGTATCAGTTTCATGGACGCAGTGCCGACGGGCGTGTCGCGGATGTGTCGGTGATCAGCCCGTCACCGGCCTGCGTGACGATTTCCGTGTTGTCGCGTGAAGGGAACGGCACCGCCAGTGATGAACTGGTGAACATCGTCAGCCTTGCGCTGAATGATGAGAACGTGCGCCCGGTGGCTGACCGTGTGACGGTGCAGTCGGCGGTCATCGTCGACTATGAAATTGACGCGACACTTTACCTTTACCCTGGACCCGAGCTGGAGCCGGTCAGGCAGGCCGCCGAGGCCAAACTGAAAGCCTACATCAGCGCGCAGCACCGCCTCGGGCGTGATATTCGCAAGTCGGCCATTTATGCCGCTTTACATGTGGAAGGTGTGCAGCGCGTCGAGCTGGCTAAACCGCTGGCCGACATCGTGCTCGATGACACTCAGGCTTCGTACTGTGCGGATTACCAAATCGTTATCGGGGGTGCTGATGAATAACGTCCGACTGCTGCCGGTTGGCTCCTCTGAGCTGGAGCTGGCTGCCGAAAAAGCCTGTGCCGAACTGACGCGCGTACCGGTGCCGCTGCGCCAGCTCTGGAACCCGCTGGAATGCCCCGCGCCGCTGCTGCCGTATCTGGCGTGGGCGTTTTCGGTCGACCGCTGGGATGAGAACTGGACGGAAGATGCAAAGCGCACCGTTATCCAGACCGCCAAATACATTCACAAACACAAAGGCACCATCGGTGCTATCCGCCGTGTGGTGGAGCCGCTCGGCTATCTGATTAATGTCACCGAGTGGTGGCAGAGCAACGATGAGCCTGGCACGTTTCGGCTGGATATTGGCGTGCTGGAAAGCGGCATTACCGAGGAAATGTACCTCGAAATGGAGCGCCTGATTGCTGATGCAAAAGCCGCCAGCCGTCACCTGACTGGCCTGAATATTACCCAGGATGTCAGGGGCGAATTTTACGTCGGTGGCCTGAGCTATGACGGCGACATTATTACTGTTTACCCCGGATAAAAGAGGCAACGATGACCGTAAAATATAAAACACTGCTTACCACCGCCGGGGCGGCAAAACTGGCTGCTGCGACGGCTGGCGGCACACTGATTTCCCTCACACACATGGCTGTCGGTGACGGGGGCGGCTCACTGCCGGAGCCAGATGTCAGCCAGACAGCCCTCATCCGTGAAAAATGGCGTGCAGCACTGAATAAAATCAGCATCGATGTCAATCACGATAATTACGTGGTGGCCGAGCTGGTTATTCCGCCGGAACGGGGCGGATTCTGGATGCGGGAAATGGGCTTGTTTGATGCTGATGGCACACTCATCGCCATTGCCAATATGGCCGAAAGCTACAAGCCGAAACTGGCTGAGGGTTCAGGCCGCGCGCAAACCGTGCGTATGGTGATTATGGTCAGTGCCATTGAGTCGGTTGACCTGACCATCGACACCACCACGGTGATGGCAACCCAGGATTATGTCGACGATAAACTCGCCGAGCATGAACGTTCGCGCCGCCATCCTGATGCCACCCTCGAGGCTAAGGGTTTTACGCAACTGAGCAGTGCCACCGACAGCACCAGTGAAGCGCTGGCAGCGACACCGAAAGCGGTCAAAGCGGCTTATGACCTGGCTAATGATAAATACAGTGCACAGGATGCAACCACTGCGCGTAAAGGCCTCGTCCAGCTCAGCAGTGCCACCGACAGCACCATTGAAGTGCTGGCCGCGACCCCGAAAGCTGTCAAAGCGGCTTACGACCTGGCTAACGGCAAATACACTGCGCAGGACGCATCGACCGCGCGCAAAGGGATTGTCCAGCTCAGCAGTGCCACCGACAGCACCAGTGAAGTGCTGGCAGCGACACCGAAAGCGGTCAAAGCGGCTTATGACCTGGCTAATGGCAAATACAGTGCACAGGATGCAACCACTGTGCGTAAAGGCCTCGTCCAGCTCAGCAGTGCCGCTGACAGCGAAAGTGAAGTGCTGGCCGCGACACCAAAAGCAGTGAAAGCGGCGAATCATAATGCCAATGGACGTGTTCCCTCTGGGCGCAAAATTAACGGTCGAGCGCTCAGTGCTGATATCAGTCTTGGCGCGACGGATGTAGGGGCGCTTTCTGTCGGCGGAGGGCGTCTTACGGGCAATCTTGAGATATACAGCGCAGCACCCATCATCCAGCTTACGGAGGCTGACACAGGGAAGAAATACTTTGTTGTGGTGGATGGAAGTGGGCTTCGAATCAATGAGGACTCTACGACGGGGAATGCTGTTCTGACCTATGCCAGTAGTAGCAAAATACTAACCTCAGTTGGTCAGATTGTCCCCGGCAACTACGCAAATTTTGATTTGAAATATCAGCCTAAAGGAAGCTATACCCCCGCCGGTGAGGCTTACACAAAAGCCCAGAGCGATGCGCGCTACGGCATTGTGAATGGCCTCAGACGTGGCGGGCAGCAGCTTTTTAACAGCGCTTTTGCCTGGATTGGTGTCTGGGAAGCACCTGCAGGATGTGTTCTTACCGGGGTAAGGCAGCATGGTGCAGACGATGGTCGAAAAATGGGGTTTTATTACCGCCAGATGCAATATCTGAATAAACAAAGCGGTGCATGGGTCAACGTAGGGGATTAATTGATGGATTTATTTAACACTCCAAAAGTCTATAAAAAAGAAATTGTTGAGATTGAGGGCCAGTTTCATGAGGGGCAATATTTTCAGGATGATAAAGGCCGAGACTGGTATGACACACTGATTGACTGGTCAGGCGCGATTGCTCTGGATTCAGCAGGTATTGTCTGCGCTTTTGAATCTGATGTATCGATGATGGGTATGGTCGAGGGGCGCAGCGTTTATGAGGTGGACCCGGCAGATGTGCCTCAACACGTGGTGGGCAATTTTAAATACGAGAACGGCGTGTTTATCGATATCCGCCCGGATGAAAATGAGCTGGCCCTACAGAAAAAGGCTGAGCTGATGTTCGATGCTGCGGCGGCTATATCCCCTCTTCAGGATGCCGTTGATCTGGATATTGCAACAACCGAGGAGGCCGAACAGCTTCTTGCCTGGAAGAAATACCGCGTGTTACTCAACCGTGTGGATGTTTCGCAGATGACCCGTAATGAATGGCCGCAGGCACCGGCAACCCTCTGACAGGCACAAAAAAGCCCGCGCAAAGCGGGCTAGTCATACGGACATTCCTGATAATCATCTTCTTCATCATCGACAAACCACAGGCACCAGAAATACCCTGCCAGTAACCAGACGACCAGTGCCGCCACTCCCCATAAAACGTATTGCATTGCGCCGCCTCCCTTAATGCCGGAAACGATAACGGCAATACACCTTTATAGATAATGGATATAAACGATCAATTCTCGCTAATTGATCGCTCTCACCGATCAATCGCCATCACATTTTACCCGCTGATTTCTCACTGGTTTATTGGCTGTTGTGCCCTCAGCCAACGAGCGCACATTGCTCGCCCGCTGACGGCACAACACCTGAAAATAGACATTCCAGAAAACTACGGAGTGAGCCGGATGAGTGATTACCACCACGGCGTGCAGGTTATTGAAATCAACGACGGCACGCGTGTTATTTCCACGGTCTCGACGGCGGTCATCGGCATGGTGTGTACCGCCAGCGATGCCGACGCGCAGACCTTTCCCCTTAATGAGCCGGTGTTAATTACTAATGTGCAGGCGGCTATCGGCAAGGCCGGAACCAAAGGCACCCTGGCTGCTTCCCTCCAGGCAATTGCTGACCAGTGCAAGCCGGTGACGATTGTGGTGCGCGTCGAAGAAGGCGACGACGAAGATGAGGACGCCGCCCGCGCGCAGACCATCAGCAATATCATTGGTGGCACCGATATCAACGGTAAATACACCGGCATTAAAGCGCTGCTGACCGCTTCAGCCGTCACCGGCGTGAAACCGCGCATTCTCGGCGTGCCGGGGCTGGATTCGCAGGAAGTGGCGGTTGCACTGGCCTCGGTGTGTGTCAGCCTGCGCGCCTTTGGCTATGTCAGTGCGTGGAACTGCAAAACGATTTCTGACGCCATCAAGTACCGTGACAATTTTAGCCAGCGTGAGCTGATGGTTATCTGGCCGGACTTTATCGCCTGGGATACGGAAAAGAACGCCAGTGCTCCGGCGTATGCCACGGCGCGTGCACTCGGTCTGCGTGCCTTCATCGACCAGACCGTCGGCTGGCATAAAACCCTGTCCAACGTCGGGGTGCAGGGTGTCACCGGTATCAGTGCCTCGGTGTTCTGGGATTTGCAGGCCTCCGGCACCGATGCTGACCTGCTCAATGAGGCTGGAGTCACGACCCTTATCCGCAAGGATGGCTTCCGCTTCTGGGGTAACCGCACCTGTTCTGACGACCCGTTATTCCTGTTTGAGAACTACACCCGCACCGCGCAGGTCATCGCCGACACGATGGCCGAGGGGCATATGTGGGCGGTGGATAAACCGATCACACCGGTGCTCATCCGCGACATTGTAGACGGCATCAAGGCCAAATTCCGCGAGCTGAAAACCGCCGGTTACATCGTGGATGCCGACTGCTGGTTTGATGAAACCGCCAATGACAAGGAATCGCTCAAAGCTGGGAAACTCTATCTCGATTACGACTACACGCCGGTGCCACCACTGGAAAACCTCACCCTGCGTCAGCGCATCACCGATAAATACCTGGTGAACCTGATTACCTCGGTCAACGGATAAGGAGCGCTGAATCATGGCAATGCCCCGCAAGCTTAAATCACTCAACCTGTTTAACGACGGCCTCAGTTACATGGGCGTGGTGTCCTCGGTGACGCTGCCGAAACTGACCCGCAAGCTGGAAAATTATCGCGGCGGCGGCATGAACGGTGCCGCGCCGGTGGATTTTGGTCTCGACGATGATGCACTCACCCTTGAGTGGACACTCGGCGGTTTTCCGGACGAAGAGCTCTGGGCGCAGTACGCGCTGCTGGGTGCCTCCAGTGTGCCGCTGCGTTTTGCAGGCTCCTACCAGCGCGACGATACCGAAGAAGAAACCGCCGTCGAGGTGGTGGTGCGTGGCCGTCATAAAGAATTTGACGGCGGCGACAGCAAACAGGGTGAGGATACCGAAACCAAAATCACCACGGTGTGCACCTATTACAAGCTGACGATGAACGGCAAAGAGCTGATTGAAATCGACACCCTCAACATGATTGAGAAAGTGAACGGCGTCGACCGTCTTGAACAGCGCCGCCGCAATATCGGTCTGTCTTAATACCATTGCCGGTCAGGTTTTCTGGCCGGTTACCCCTTGTAAAATCCACGGAGAAAAATCCCATGAGCAACGCAAAAAAATACAAGAACACTTCTGATAACCCGAACATTGTGACCCTGGTGAAGCCGGTTAAACGCGGGGAAATTGTGATTGAAACGGTCACGCTGATTAAGCCGACCGCAGGTACCCTGCGCGGGGTGAGTCTCGCTGATGTCGCCAGCTCGGATGTGAACGCGCTGATTAAAGTGCTGCCGCGTATGACTTACCCGAGCCTGACCGAGTCGGATGTTGCCGCGCTGGAGCTGCCGGACATGATGACGCTGGCCGCGAAGGTGATCGGTTTTTTGGCTCCGGCTTCGGCGGTTTAAGCTTCCCGTCGGGTTTATCGGTCGACGACCTGATGGCGGATATTGCGGTGATCTTCCACTGGCCGCCATCAGAACTCTACGCCCTGAGCCTGAGCGACCTCATCAGCTGGCGCGAGATGGCGCTAAAACGTAGCGGAAATTCTCATGAGTAATAACGTCAGAATCGAAGTGCTGCTTAAGGCCGTTGACCAGGCAACGCGCCCGTTTAAACACATCCAGACGGCGAGCAAGGCGCTGGCGGGTGACATCCGCAACACGCAGAAAACCCTCAAAGACCTGAACGGCCAGGCATCGCGTATTGACGGTTTTCGTAAAACCAGCGCGCAGCTTGCGGTCACCGGTCAGTCACTGGCAAAAGCAAAACAGGAAGCCGCCGCGCTGGCGGTGCAGTTCCGGAATACCGCCAGCCCGACGCGTGCACAGGCGCAGGCACTGGACGCCGCAAAGCGTTCGGCTTCGGAATTGCAGACCAAATATAACGGGCTGCGTCAGTCGGTCCAGCGCCAGCGGCAGGAGCTGGCACAGGCGGGGATTAACACCCGCACCCTGTCAGCCGACGAGCGCCGCCTGAGAAATTCGCTCAGCGAAACCACCGCACAGCTTAATCGCCAGCGGGAAGCCCTGGCGCGGGTCAGCCGACAGCAGGACAGACTCAACGCCGTCAACAACCGTTATCAGGCCGGTAAACAGCTGGCCGGGACAGCCGGTGCCGTGGGTGCTGCCGGTATCGGCATGGCAACCGCCGGTGTGGCGGCAGGTGTGGGTATCCTGAAACCCGGCTATGACTTTGCGCAGAAAAATTCCGAGTTGCAGGCGGTACTCGGGGTGGAAAAAACCTCACCGGAAATGGAAGCCCTGCGTAAACAGGCGCGCCAGCTCGGCGATAACACCGCCGCTTCGGCAGATGACGCCGCCGGTGCGCAGATTATTATCGCCAAATCCGGCGGGGATGCGGCGGCCATTCAGGCGGCGACGCCGGTCACGCTGAATATGGCGCTCGCCAACCAGCGCACGATGGAAGAAAACGCCGCGCTGCTGATGGGGATGCGGTCGGCGTTCCAGCTTTCCGACGACAAGGTCGCGCACATTGGCGATGTGCTTTCGACCACGATGAACAAAACCGCCGCTGACTTTAACGGGTTGAGTGATGCCCTGACCTATATCGCGCCGGTGGCGAAAAATGCCGGTATCAGTATCGAAGAAACCGCCGCGATGGCCGGTGCGCTGCACGATGCGAAAATCACCGGCTCGATGGCAGGCACCGGAAGCCGCGCGGTCATCAGCCGTTTGCAGGCACCGGTCGGCCAGGCGAAAACGGCACTCACTGAGCTGAAAGTCAGCACCGCCGACAGCAAGGGCAACATGCGCCCGCTGTTTACCATCCTGAAAGAAATGCAGGGCAAATTTGAGAAAAACAAACTCGGTACGGCGCAGCGTGCGGAGTACATGAAGGTCATCTTTGGCGAGGAAGCCAGCTCGGCAGCTGCGGTACTGATGACCGACGCCATGACCGGCAAACTCGACAAACTCACCGCCACCTTTAAAGCCTCGGACGGCAAAACCGCCGAACTGGTGAAGGTGATGCAGGACAACCTCGGCGGCGACTTTAAAGAGTTTCAGTCGGCGTATGAGGCGGTCGGCACTGACCTGTTTGACCAGCAGGAGTCTTCCCTGCGCCAGCTGACACAGACCACCACCAAATATGTGCTCAAACTCGACCACTGGATTGTGCAGAACAAAGGACTCGCACAGACCCTGCTCAAGGTCGGTGGTGTGGCACTGGCGGTCATTGGCCTGGTCGGGGCGATTGGTCTGGTGGCATGGCCGGTGATTGCCGGTGTCAATGCCCTGATTGCCGCAGCCGGTCTGCTCGGCACCGCGTTTACCGTCGCCGGTGGGGCGATGATGACGGTACTCGGCGCACTCAGCTGGCCGATTGTCGCCATCGGTGCGGCTATCGTCGGGGGTGCGCTGCTCATCTATCAATACTGGGAGCCGCTGAGCGCTTTCTTCAGCGGTGTGGTGGAAGGACTGAAAGCTGCCTTTGCGCCGGTGGCTGAGATGTTCGCGCCACTGGCTCCGGTGTTTGACGCTATCGGGCAGAAAGTTCAGGGGGTCTGGCAGTGGTTCAAAGAGCTGATTGCCCCGGTGAAAGCCAGCAAGGACACACTCGACAGCTGCAAGGAATCCGGCGTGGCGTTTGGTCAGGCACTGGCAGGCGCTTTCCGGCTCGCCATGACACCGTTTACCGCCCTGCGTGACGGTATCGAGTGGGTACTCGACAAGCTCGGCCTCATCAACCAGCAATCCGGTCAGCTTAATGTGCAGGCCGAAAAGGTCAACGCCTATGCCAGCGGAGCCGGGGGTTATCAACCGGTCACCGCCAGCAGTGGCAAAACCTACACTGACCAGAGCCGCAATGAGTATCACATCGCCATCGGCGGCGGTGTGCAGAACGGCGGTGAACTTGACCGCCAGCTGCGCGACAGCCTGGAAAAATACGAGCGCGAGAAACGTGCGAAGCAACGCGCCAGCATGATGCACGACTAAGGAGGATTCACCATGATGCTTGCCCTCGGCATGTTTGTTTTTCAGTTACAGACACTGCCTTATCAGAGCCTGCAACGGGATGTGGATTATCGCTGGCCATCCAACAGTCGCGTCGGCCAGCGACCGGCGATGCAGTTCCTCGGCGTGAATGAGGAAAAAATTGTCCTGAGTGGAAGCCTGTTGCCGGAAATCACCGGCGGCAGGCTGTCACTGCTGGCACTCAACCTGATGGCGGATGAGGGGCGCGCCTGGTCGCTGCTTGATGGCAGTGGCACCATTTATGGCATGTTTGTGATTAATTCGGTCAGCGAAACCCACAGCGAATTTTTTGCCGACGGCTCAGCCATGAAAATTGATTTTACCGTCAGCCTGACCCGCGTGGATGAGTCGCTGACGGCGATGTTTGGTGATATTGAGAAGCAGGCCGAAAGCCTGGTCGGGAACGTGCAGAGTAAAATCGGAGGGTTATTTTAATGCTGACCGGAATGACACTGGATGCCGGGGCAAGCATGGCACCGGCGTTTATGCTCACCCTCAACCAGCAGGACATTACTCGCAATATCAGCGACCGGTTGATTAGCCTCAGCATGACCGATAACCGGGGCTTTGAAGCTGACCAGCTCGATATCGAACTCGATGACACTGACGGCCTGATTGAGTTGCCGGTGCGCGGGGCGGTGCTGTCACTGTTCCTCGGCTGGCAGGGTTCGGCGCTGCTGGGGAAAGGTCAGTTCACGGTTGATGAAATTGAACATCGCGGCGCACCGGACACGCTGACTATCCGTGCGCGCAGTGCAGATTTTCGCGGCACGCTCAATTCACGCCGCGAGGCGTCCTATCACGACACCACCCTCGGGGAAGTGCTCAACACTATCGCCAACCGCAACAAACTGACCGCCAGTGTCGCCCCGCAGTTCACCGGAATTGCCATCCCGCATATCGACCAGACGCAGGAGTCCGACGCGAAATTCCTCACCCGTCTGGCAGAACGCAACGGCGCGGAGGTGTCGGTCAAGGCAGGCAAACTGCTGTTCATCAAAGCCGGTGCCGGAGTCACCGCCAGCGGCAAACCCATTGCGCAGATGAGCATCGAGCGCCGCGACGGTGACCGTCACCAGTTTGCCATTGCTGACCGTGGGGCTTACACCGGCGTGACCGCTAAATGGTTGCACACCAAAGAGCCGAAAGAGCAAAAGCAGCAGGTCAAACTCAGGCGTAAGGCCAAACCGCAGAACCTGCGCGCCCTCCAGCACCCGAAGGCCAAGCCGGTAAAAGCGAATAAAGCACCAAAGGAAAAGGAAGAGCGCGAGGGCGAGTACATGGCTGGTGAGGAAGATAATGTCTTTGCGCTGACCACCATTTACGCCAGCAAGGCGCAGGCGATGCGTGCGGCTCAGGCCAAATGGGACAAACTGCAACGGGGTGTGGCAGAGTTTTCGATTAGCCTTGCGATGGGTCGTGCAGATCTTTACCCGGAAACACCGGTCACCGTTTCAGGCTTTAAGCGCGTCATTGACGAGCAGGCATGGACAATCACTAAGGTGATGCACTCACTCAGTAATAGCGGCTTCACGACCTCGCTTGAGCTGGAGGTGAGATTAAACGATGTGAGTTACGAGTCTGAATGAGTTAAATTTGCAAACAATATCTTGCAAATGCGATCTGTGAGTTTATCATTCCCTCTATGATGAGCGAGAGGGGAAATAAATCATGATGCATTGCCCGTTATGCCAGGACGCAGCCCACGCGCGATCCAGCAGATATTTGAGCATAGAAACCAAAGAACGTTATCACCAGTGCCAGAATATCAACTGTGGATGCACTTTTGTCACCCATGAATCACTTGCTCGATACATCGTTAAGCCTGGCGAAGTTGAACCAGCACCGCCCCACCCTAATCGCTATAAACAACAACAGCTCTGGATGTAGACAAAGCCTGCGAAAGCAGGTTTTTTTATGCCTGCGCTCCGTCTCAGATAACAACAATACTCTTTTAAGTAAGCATTTGAATGTATGAGTTTGCAAAATCAAACATTGAATACTGTTTAAATATACAGTATTTTTCAACCATTTGATTTAGCAGGATTCTCACATGACCGTACGAAAACAAGCCGACGGACAATGGCTTTGCGATGTTTATATCGATGGGCGCGGCAGTAAGCGTGTTCGCAAGAAATTCTCCACTAAAGGTGAAGCGCTTGCCTATGAAAGTTATCAACTGGAACAAGCGAAGCAAAAACCCTGGATGGCAGAGAAGGATGACCGTCGACATCTAAGTGAGCTAATCGAGCTATGGTACAAGTTACATGGTTGCTCTCTTAGTGATAAGAAAGGTCGCCTGGGTAAGCTACATATCATCTGTAATGGCCTGGGCGATCCCGTCGCCTCACAAATTACAGCTAAAGATTGGGCGCATTACCGGGATAGACGACTCACCGGCCAGATTGCTAACGGTTATAAAACCAGTGAAAAATCACTCAAGGTTTCCATCGGAACGGTCAATTGTGAACATGCTTTTCTACGAGCAGTGTTTAATGAGTTAACCCGACTTGGTGAGGTTAACTACCCTAACCCACTCAAGAATATTCGTGAGTTTGATGAGCCTGAAAAAGAGATGTCCTGGCTTACTGACGATGAAGTGAAAAGATTGATGGGTGCGTGCCGTGGGCATGGAAATCCTGAATTAACCCTGATTGTAAAAATCTGCCTCTCCACCGGAGCGCGTTGGAGTGAAGCGGCAAATCTTAAGAAATCACAGCTCGCGCCTAATAAGATTACTTTCGTAAACACGAAGGGTAAAAAGAACCGAACAGTTCCAATATCTGACGAATTGTATAAGCAACTTATCGAACGTGACGGTAAACCTTTTGAGCAATGTTATCGCCAGTTTTATCGCGTAATAAAAATTGCCGGACTTCAATTACCGGAAGGCCAAATGAGTCATGTACTTAGACATACATTTGCCAGTCATTTTATGATGGGGGGCGGGAATATTATTGTCCTGCAAAGAATTTTGGGGCATTCTGATATTCGAGTTACGATGCGTTATGCCCATTTTGCACCTGATCATCTTGAGGATGCGCTTATATTAAACCCGCTCAGTAAGCTTGGCGGGGCGTCCACAAAGTGACTACAGAGCATCATATTGGGTGTAATGGAGTGCAACAGGATGTGCGGTAAGTAACTGAATTATTTATAAGTCGCTGATTTTAATCGGCGGATAAAAAAAAGACCGAATACGATTCCTATATTCGGTCCAGGGAAATGGCTCTTGGGAGAGAGCCGTGCGCTAAAAGTTGGCATTAATGCAGGCAGACTTCGCCTTGCCTTCTAAGAATAGTTTACCGGCGCAGCTTTTCCAGTCGGGCGCTAAAGTGTTCGAAAAAAAACTGTGTTACAGGTGACATTTAAGACAAAAACCGCCATATCCGGCTCTCGGATATGGCGGTTTTTTATGACAAATAAAGAAGTTAGCGTGTTTAGCTACATAGCTTCTGTGCACGCTCAATAAATGGCGCGAGACTCTTTTTTTGCCCTGGCGCCTGTGGATCATCTATCTGAATGACAGAGATTGGCTGGCCAGTGGTCTTGCCGCTCGCCACTTGTTGCTCAGCAATATCATTTAGCGGGTACTGCATCAGTGTGCTTGGGTTGATGACAAACAACGCCTGGCCCGCACGGCAACTCAACATCACCTCTTCGCGGTTAAACGCCCAGTTATCTTTACCCATTTCAAAACGGCTCACGGTGATAATTTGTGGTGCCGCAAACGCACCACCTGCGCAAGCCAGCAACAGCAATGTCAAAATACTTTTTTTCAT